AAGTAAACTAGAGCCGCAACATTCTTTCGAGAACTACGTTCATGATCGACAAGGTCAAACTGACTAAAGAGTATTTTGGCGATGAGATAAATAAATTATTTGACTGTTTAAACAACACTGTCTGTGGTATCAATGTCAACAAGATATTTTCTGGACCATTTTACATTGATGCTAAAACTGGTGAAGTGATGCCTGATGGTGACAACACAAAAGGGTTCTATGTGGATTTTAAGAACATAAAGGATGATGAGACCTGGGTTCCTTTTGTGTCTGGTGCCAATGGAGAAAGAAGGGTGCTTTTGGAGCAACTTTCAAGGTCATCTAAGAGTGACAAGGGTAGAATGACTCAATCATATATACCATCAAATGGAACAGTCTCAAAAATGAGAGGTGCTGGAGTTGTTCCTAAGGAAGAATATTTGAATCCTGTCACAAAGCACTTGCAAATAGGTCAAGATTGCTTTGAGTACACCTCATTGCATAAGTGGACTCAGGAGAAACTGATGTTTCCAGAATTGAGCAATAGTGAAATAAATATAACTCGTGAGTTGTTATCTGGAATTGGAAACTCAACAAAATTTCTAAGCTTGATACAAATGAATGGGAAAACTCCAAATTCAATTCCCATAAGAGTCACACCTGCAGAGTTGCTCTTACTTGGAATGATGGTGAATGAAGACATACACTCTGTTCATACACTAATTAGGAAAAAAACAGATAATGAAACATTATCTGTTCTTTCAGATGTGATCTGGGGAAATGCAAGTTACACATTGGCTGCAAAGAAAATATCAAGCTTGGAAAGACCAAATGTGTCAGTGATTAAAAAGATGAATGGATTGATGCTTAGAAACATCCATAATGTTGGAATTTGGTATAGGCAGCATATCAACAAAGTTACTGAGGATGATCTTGGATCCTTAAGATTCAAGCATGAAGTTTTATCTCAAATTAGATCATGGCTGGTGCCATTGAGTGGAGATTCAGAGAGATTGTTCAACATTTTCATAAATGTTGAATGTCCATCAGATTTGAGCATCTTTGATTTTGAAAAGCCAAAGAATTCAATCGAAAATATTTGCAATGTGCAAATCAATTCTATGAACTTGAATGACTTTGTAAGGAAAGTCATTTTAGAGTTCTCCGATGGAGCCTTGACTGAAGTTGAATTCAAGAAGATTTTGATGACACAAGGGCTGTCTGAAGACTCAAAAAAGGCCCTAATGAAGACATTAGGTAGATCAAATATTGAGTCTCTGAAAGCACAGGCAATAAATGCAATCAAAAGCTGTGGGTTAGTGGCTTCCCCAAACTTTCTGACCAACTTGGGTATTGTTCAAACATTGTTACCAACAAAATCAGATGAGCTCAGAATGATGTTGAGAAAAGTGGAAAAAAATATAAGAGGATTGGAATCACAACTTGATGAAACAATAGTTGCTCTAATCAGATCTGAAGGTGTGGAAGACAAAGACATATTGAAACTTCTAAATGCTTTAGATTTAGATTTAGACACCAGAGATAGGCAAGGTACACTTCTAAGGCTCAGAGGAAGAATTGCAGAGCTACTGTATGCTGCAGCATTTGGAGCAATTTCTTACCCAGAGAGCAGAAAAGAGTGTATACATGATGCACTATGCAGATCAAGAAGGGAAATTAAAATAAGAAATTCAAAGTTATATCTTAAGACATTCATCAAACCTGATTACATACTCTGGATCAAAACTGATTGTTGGAAAGAAGTTAAAAAGTCTTGTGGTTTTACTGATCCACAATTTTCACTTTTGTCGAGAGATTTGATGTCTAGTGAATTAGAGCAATTAAAAACAATCTCAGAAAAGGTCTCTGACACAACTGACGGACTTGTTCACATAACAACAAACACAAGTTTGCAAAAACTTATAAGTGAACTTAGCAACCTCTCTAGATCTGAAAAATCAAGTGATCCTATGGATGATTCCACAATGGTTTGCTTTGAGGTTTCTACTGCAGCAAATTATTTTGTGAAGAAGACAAATGAAGACAAAAAGAAATATGGAAGCATAGCACTAATACAAAAATTGCATCCTCTTGAATGTGTTATTTGTTGTCATAATAGCACAGAGTTAGAAGGGGTTGGACCAAACATTAAAAACATTATCAAAAGAACTGAATTCACATCTCTTGCCCGGATTCAAAGGTCATTACTAAATGTCTTGAAAATTGGTCAAGAAATATCCAACTCTAGTGTATCTCAAACATTCAACACATATGACAAACAAGAAAAGAGGATTCCCTTTGAACAAATATCTGAAAAGATACCATTAGAGAGTGTCTTGTCTTGCTGTGACAAGCTGCTTGAAGTTGTTATCGAAACCAAAGATGGTCCATTTAAGCCATTCACCCACTCAGAAATTAACATACTTAAAAAAGAATTGAAAGATCCACTAGTGTACTTCGAATCTGGTGAATTTGAAGACTTCTGTTTCAAGACATTCGTTAAGGTCAGATGTGCAAACCCAAATGGAAATCTTGTGGATGTTAGTGACATTTATGGATACAATTTAAGACATCAGTCCAAAGAATGGCCATGCCTAGAACCTCTAATGATGCATGAAAATGGATTGGGAGCTGCCAGTTTAGCACTCAAAACAATGCACAAATCAATGGAGACTTTCGATAGAGTTCCAAGTCATAGCAAAACACTATCTTTACCAGAAACTGCAGCAAAAGACAGATTGAGATTAATGTCTAAGGGTGTAAAGAGTGGTCTATTGATGAGAATATCCATGTCTATGGATGAATCTGCCTTAGGAATCTGCCCACTTGAAATAATATATGGATTGAATCAAGTGCCCACACCACACACAATTGATGTTCAGAGTAGATCAGAAAGAATCTTAATGTTCACACCTGGAGAAAATGGTGGTGGCATAACAGAGAGTTGTGAATCCGTGATTGCTGAAATCATGAAATCTATACTTGCCCAAACTTATTCTTCAAATATAGGAGTGGTTTCAGACTCAACAAGCACAGTCAATGGAATATTGCGTGCACAAAAGAATTTCTCAAACTTGAGTCCTCAATCTGAAAAGAAAAGACAAATGGTGAGATCTCTCTGCAAAAGTTTGATGGACAATGATGAAGGATTGGCGTATATAGCTGACTCAGTCCCTTTGATAACTAAGGGTCAAGAACATAGAATGAATTTAGACATGACCTATAGACATCTAGGATACCACTCTGGAATGTTGCCTGATGAAATCATTAAAGGATTGATGGAATCTGACAAATTAAAATTGAAAGAGAGTTTTGAAGGAGAACCTCAAGCCCTGGGTTTTTTCAAAAGAACAATTTATGGCACAGTGGTCAAAAGGGCACAAATGATGAATGATCTGTTCAATCTAATGGATATTAAAAGCGACATGAAAGAAATCTTAAACTGGCTTATAACAGGATATGGACTCGTAAGAAACACATTTGAGGAATTCTTAGATAAAATAATGAAAGTTCTCTTCTCAGAACCTTGTTGGGAAGATGAATGTTCAGAAGGCTATGGAATACAGGAAAATTTCAGAGGATTTAAAGTGGATTTCTCCATGGCTTGCAAACATAAGGCTAGACAGTCCAGAGATTGGAGAAAAGAACTTTGTCCTGATGCTGAGATGGTTGGCCCAGAAGTTGATCTTCTTAAGAATGGAATATGCACAAGTTGGAGATTGCAAGGTGCAATTGTGTTCACCATCAACAGCATATTGAACATTGGCTTTTCAAGTGATCCCACACAAATAAGTGTAACACAATCAAATCGTGTAAAAGATCTACTTGGATACAATATAACACATGATGATAGAATCAAAAGAATGTTGAAAAATGAAGATGAAAGACAATCTAGATCACATGCTTTTAAAGATGTTCCAAAACTAACAGAGCTTTATAGCTGCATACTTTTGCAAGAGTGTTACACCTGTTGTGGGGATCTGGGTGATGAACTTTTAACTTATTTCAAAACAGATTTTGATCAAATCATTCATGAAATCAGTGTCAATGTTGTTGTTCAATCACTTAAAAAAATAACAGGATTTGTTTGGTCTGTCTTAAGGAAAACAAGAATGGCCAACAATCTTCTAATCCCAATGTTCTTGTGTAGACTTTTTTTGAAAAGTAGAACACATGAGAAGTTTAGGTTGATGCACAAAATGGTTTTATCTGAAATGATGAGTGTTGTGATAATGGCACCAAAGAAAGGACATTCAAACTATGATTTTGTAATCATAAGGAATGGTGAATCAGAAAGCAGATTCACTATACAGGAAAGATCAATCATCCCACTTGGAAATGGAATCTCTTATCTAATGCATTTGCTATGCAACACTCTCATGCTTAAATGTGAAGCCCTTATGGACAGAGAAAATTCATATCTTGACTATTTAAGCACAAGTGTTGCTCAAATGCTCCAAACTGCTGAGGACTGTATACAAAATTCTATGTCAGCACTTGAAACCGCTGAAGAAAAATGTAACCTAACATCGATGTTAGAGGCTGTAGAAGAGATTAAAATTGATCTAAAGGACTGCTCACCACTAAGCATTGCAAAATTATTTTGCTATGTGACAAAAGTATCAATCCCAGCATTGATTGAAAATGATCAAATCCACAACACCATACTGGGAGCATATAGATTTCCAGTCATGCATGCATTTCATAGAAATCACTCAATTGAATTCTATTCAAAGCTCACAGAATTAAGCAGAACACTGGAATGCCAAGCACATGAATTGGTGATAAGGTGTCTTTCAGTGCATGCTTTGTCAAAGAAAAACAAAATCGACAGAAATGAACGAAATCTTGGTGGATGTGGAATTTTGAATCCAATGACTTTAACTTCAATTGAGGATCACAAGGACATAACAGATGCCATATATGGAAAGCATTATTATGTGAGAGGATTAATGGACTTGATCCCAGCAAAATTAGATGTATATGATGCTTTTCACAAAGTTGCAAACAAATTTGATGATGCTCTTTATGAGTGCTACTTGAGTGCAAAACATTGCATTGATCAATGGAGAGCATCCACATCTAAGGACTTTTCATCTTTTAATGAAAATGATGATTTCTTGAACCCATGTGAGAAGTGCGAAAGTGCAGTTTCAGACTATATGAGATTGATGCAAATACCTCTAGTCAAAAAGTCCAAATCACAGGTTATGGAATTCATTGAAGAGTCTTATTCAAAGCTGGCCACAAAATCAATAAAACATACATGGGGTGATCCATATTTTCAAGGATGTTTGTCAGATATGGTATCTCAAGATGCAAACACATTCCAGAAATTGTGTTCTGGCGTTGCTAAATCACTCTCCATATCTGAATTCACCAACAGCAACTCTGTCATAAGGATGTTCAAAAGTGATTTTGACCCAATAGAAAGTCAAACAAATCAAAAAATCTCCATATTGAAGAAGCTTTCAAAAAAACAAGTTGTTCCATTCGGGACAAATATAGATTCAAGTGCTGGCATGTCTGTCAATGAATTAGAAGAGCTAATGTCATACAATATGGACTCTTTCAAATGTGCAGAAAATGTGAAGACAATGCTTAGAACAATTGTTAAGAAAGCCAAACGTGAGAAAGTGGATTTAGTGTCAGATCACAATGGATCTCTAGGTGACTTCTCTACAATGATTTCTCAAGGAATGAAGAATGTCACTTACGTGGCCAACTTCATCAAAAATCAAATCTATTTTGAATGTGATAGTCAAAAGTCAAAAACTATTGAAAATTCATTGAAGAATGTTTATGACTTCTGCAAAGTGTTTCAAATACTGCCTGAATCAGTTTCCAAATTCACAATCAAGGACTCTGAGATAAAAGGACCATACTATCTCAAGAAACTGATGGGTGATCAAACAAGACTTCAAAAACAGCTTGAAAATAAAATGAGGAAGGATGCACATAAGCATGGAAGAAATAAGGCAAATAAAAGAAGAGTGGTGCTTCGAACCAAGGTTCATGAAGAAATCTGCAGCTTAATGGAGCAAGATGATATGGATGAATTGGAGATGTTTGTGGAATGTGTTAGCTTGAAGAAGAGTATTGGAATGAATTATGACAAGATGACAGATGTCAATTCACTGTTAAAAAAAGTTTTAGTTCCACACATGGGTGAAGATGCAGTGAGCTACATTCCAGTTGAGAACCTTCCTAAACCTGGGAAAATCTACATGTCAAAAGTTGAAGAGGTTCTTAAGAAAGTGACCAACTTAGGAAAAATAATTAAAAGCTCAACACTCATGGACATACTTAGTCAAACATCAAGTGTGGAAGAAGAGTGCTTGAAAATTAAAAAACTCATGATGGCGTTGATTAGTGAACATTCATCTGAGTTGATGTGTTCCTACACAAGAGCATTGATCAAGTGTTACAAGGCACCAATTTTTGAATTGTTTCCTTCTAACTTTACAACTGTTGGATTCTATTCTTATGCAAACAAAACCATTGCTGATATAGTCGATCATACAATGGATGAAAAATTCTCATCTCTAATGATAACATATGGTCCAGAGTTGCCTTATAGTATGAAAGCATCAGTTTCATCAACCTTTGAGGATTATGCAAACAAAAGATTCTCCACCACAATTTTGGCTCTAAACCCAAAAGTGTATGATCCTGAGGAAATACTTGATTCTGGATTGATTGTTTTGATGGGATCACTAATCTTACCATCAGAAAAATTAGAAACTCTGAGACAAATGAGATCAGGAATCAAGGAAAGATACAACACAAATTTTAGATCTAGTGATAGGTCAATTTATGTTGTGACCGATTTGATTAAAGAAGGATTGACAACTTCTGCTTGGCAGCTGGCAAAAGAGACCATTGAAGATCCAAATGTGTTTTCTGTTGCAAGTATAGCTCCAAAAGCGCAATTTGAAGGACCAAGAGATCTACTGGTTCAAGATGTGAGGACTAAAATACATACTGGTGTTGCAGAAAGAGTCAGCAAATCAATTCTAGCAGATTCACCATTTGATTTGCTTGTGCATCCAGAGGCAAAATATCAATTTGTTGCCACTGCATCTGAACATTATAGAGCTCAAAGAAACGGTTCTGTTAAGAAATCATTTTCTGCTAGCTCTGATGAAACGAAATGGGGACCAACACACTATCCATTGGCTTTTGCTAGAATGGTCAGCAGACTTAGACAATACAATGAGGATGAGATAAACCTTTTGACTGCTTCATGCTTAATGGGATCTTGCAAAAAAATCTTATTTGACAAGGATTTAGTTGACAGAATAATATCAATGATGACTATGAATGGAATAGACATAGTGAAGATGTCTAATCGATATGTTTTTGAGCAAAAGGGAATTGAAATAAGTGTAGAGGAAGTTATACATCAATTGGGTCTTGAGTCAAAAGAGAATGTTGAACCAATCTTTAGAAATGCCATAATGAAAGGAAAGACATTCATGTGGAAGATTAGCCATATGGGTCAGGGGATATATCATGCTACATCAAGTTTAATTGCTGATTTCCACTGTAGACTTGATTTCAAAGTCTTTCAAAGACTAAAAGAAAGCAACCACATACCAGGCTTAAAAGTCACTTTGGATGATGACACATTATTGATAGACAAAAGATCATCTGATGACTCTGTCACATTCACAACATATACACCAGTTGAAAACAGAGATAAGTTATTGAATTTCTTTTATGAGTTCAAAACTGCAACCAACATGTTTTCAAATATACGAAAATCAACAAAACACAATAGTGATGCTGAGTCTTGTATATCTGAAGTTTATTCAACATTCACTATGTCTCAAGAAATGGCACCATCCATAAAGTCACTATGTGCAATATTGACTTTAACACCTGGATCAACACCACAACAAACTGCACTTCAGTTGATAAATCTATATTGCACAGCAGCTGAAGAAGGTGCAACACTGTGTGAAATTGCATTGGCTAGTGCATGTTTGTGGTCCAAACTAAAATTTCTAAGCCCTGAAAGATCCTTTGTTTTCAATCAAGGTTCACCCCTATATTGTCTTGGAAAATGGCCATCAGTTAAGTTTAGCACAATATTTTCTGATCCTTTTAGAGAAGATAACCTCAAAGTTGTGCTATCACACAAAAGATTCATACAAATGATAAGCAAGGGATTGACATCAAAAATTCAGTCTACAGATTCAAAAGTAGAAAGGAAGTCCTTAGAATTGTTGAACAAATGGGTTCTTGAGGGTAGAGTGTTGACAGAAGATCACTTAGAAACAGTGAGCAAATGCAATTTTGACTTATCAGAATTAGATCTACATGATTATCTAAATTTAGGTTTGTCAATAGGAAATATGACTGAGGTTCATGATCTAAGTGACACCAGACGATCATTGAAAGACACATCAATCTGGAGCAATCCAGTTAGAGTTCCAATGAGCAAAAAGATCATAGATATGGTGAAGTCTAGAGAAAAGATAAGACAACTCAATGGTGAGCTCAACATGACTGACCTTCTATGCAGATTGATTGATGGAAATAAAAAGGCAACAGATGAAGCTTCCACAAGATCTAAACTAATACAATCCTATGAGACACAAGATCCAACAGCAAAAAGTTCTTTGGATCCAATAAGAGCATTGAGAAACTTTAGACAAGGTCAGCTTGGATACTATGTGAACATAGGTCCTTATGTAAAGAGTATTTCAGTGACAAATAGTCAAGGAATACAGATGTCTAGCTTCTCTAGCCACACAAGTTGGGAACTTAAAGACATGAAAGACCTTGTGAAAGACTTTAACATACTTCAGCTCAAAATGGAAATTTTGATGATGATGAAAAACCCGAATGATGAAACAGTTGATGAAGTCATATCAATTGAAAGATCAAGTGACATAACAGAGAAAGTCTCAGGTGATCTGATTGTTAGAAAACAGAAGATACCTGTAAAGAGCAGTGTGAAAGTCACACAAGATTTGGCAACAATTGCATTATACTTACTCAATGAGAAAGAAGCAATTGTAATGAATCATTCACTAACAGAGGATAGAATAGTGAATCTTTTGTTAAAACTGTCAACTTCAGACCTAATGATGTCTGTTTTGTTGTGTGTCTTGTGCACAACTTGGGGAGTGAGTGCTAAAGTGGCAGCAAAAAGAGTTGAAGAAAAGGTCAGAGTCAACCTAGACTACAATATGGCAGACAAGCTAGTTTCTAAATTGAGTATGGAACGATCTAGTGATGAATTGCAACTGTACACATTCAGTGTTCTGAAATGCATCTGTAGTGCACATGAAACTATGGGTAAGAATGAAGTTGTAGTTCGAGTGAAAAAACCTGTGCTAAGTGAATATGCAGTTTATGATGCAGTGACATATGGAACCATCCCCAACAGAAAATTGGATAGTTTGACAACAGTGTCAATGAGTGGTGTACATGAAATCATCAAAACTCAGAAGTTAATGCTTGGAAAACTTCAAAGAGATATTGAAACATCAATATCTATTGCATGCAGAGTCAAAGAGGAATTCAAACCTATGGTTTACAATTTGGTTATAAGACCTAAATTGGAATGTCTCATAAGTCAATTTAGATCTGAATCAACACCTATGGTTGATATAGCTCGTTCTATATTGGTGTCAGGATGTCAAGTTGGAGTGAAGCAAACAACCATTGTTGAGAGCACAAAAGTCAGAATGTCCAATCTTAGAGGCTTATCATTCTTAGTTGTTTGCCCTCAAGATAAACACACTGGATCAATACCATCATGTTCATTTGCAACTGTTGATGGAATTCCCACATTGATGACAAATAGTCTTAGTGCTTTGCCACAAATGATGGCTGCAGTTAGCACTCACACAGAGAAAAATGTATTTTCTCTTCTGCCTACACCCATAACAAATTCACAAGGCAGAGCTAGATTAACAACAGACCAAGTTCTGGTGGATAAGTCCTTCAGAGAGACAACTGATGCAAGCAGATCTAGAGTAATAATAAAAATTTCTGGGCCTATGGTTGATCCTGACGTGAATTCACCTTTCATTGGAAGAGAAAAAATACTTGTGCTTAAAAGAAACAGATTGCAACTGAAGGAATTATTAACAACAAGCAACAATCCCATTATGGAAGGGACTTTTGAAGATGTGCTAAAAGAGTCTCAAGGAGAAAAGATACATGTCATCTCAGAGATATTTGGTGCTATCAAGATGACATCAGATGATATAGATAGAATATCATTTGAGATCCAGGAAGCATTAAGCACCTCATTGAAAAACATTTATTATTCACCACAAGTCAAGGAGTTTGCTATGGATGAAATAGATGCTCAGGAGGTCATAACAACACCCATACAATTGTATTCCGCTTCCATTGATAGATCAACAAAGGTGAAGTTTTCTAAAGGAAGATTGGTACAAGTGCTTGGCAGCAACAACTACAAACTTTCAAGCCTTTCATTGTTGATGGATAGAATGCAAAAGCACAAAAGCAACTTTGGTGTTCCCTTCACAAGTCTCTCAGATTACTTGTGGCTGCAAGGCAATGAATCAGATCCTGCAAGAGTTATGATGAGCACTGTGTTTGGATCAATGGACAAATATCACAACTATTTGTCATCAACAAGCAATTCATATCAAAACACACTTCAAGATTCAAACACTGAATTTTCTCTTTCAAGCTCAATTTTATGCAGAGAATTGAGCAATGGACAAATCAAATATTATCTAAAAGAGCAGGATGGTCAAAAGAAAACATGGGATCCAAGTATAGAAGATGAAATGATGAAAGTTCACAAAACTGCTAATAATTGTCTATCCACATTCTTGAGATTCAAGATAAAAAGAGTCAAATTTTCTGCAACAAAAAAGATAAGCTTTGTGTTCACGATTGAAAACTGTGCAAATCCCATCACAGAGGCATGCTTAATTACACCATTTTTAGCTTGCTTATTCACTGGAGTTGACTTCTCAAGAGGTCTAAGATGCACAGCAAATCTATATGGTCTGAAACTGGATAGCTCCTTTTCAAAACAAACAACTTCAGATGGTGATGAATCAACAATAACAGAGGGAGAGTTTGAAGAAGACATTTCTGATCCAGGTGGTGATTCTGATGAAGAAAGTAATTATGGTGGGTATGAAAACATAAGGTTTGGGATGGATAGATTTTGAAAATTCAATCTTTTGATTCCATATTGATTTAATATATTGGTTGATGAACAATGTTTTTTAACTTTTCATATAATGATGTGAATGTAAATATAACCATTTAATTTATTACATTTTTAATTACAAATTTGAAAACAATCTGTTAGTGAGCTTTTGTTATTTTAGTTTTTTAGTTGCGTTGCGGCTCGCTTCATCTTTTAGAGTCAATTGAAAGATCAAGTGACATAACAGAGAAAGTCTCAGGTGATCTGATTGTTAGAAAACAGAAGATACCTGTAAAGAGCAGTGTGAAAGTCACACAAGATTTGGCAACAATTGCA